TCTATCTGGTCATTATCATCATAAATCAAGAAAAGGATCTATTGCTTATCTTGGTTCACATGGTCAGTTTACTTGGTCAGATTATGGTGATGACCGTGGATTTCACATTCTTGATCTAGAAACTCTGGATCTAAAGTTTATTAAGAATCCATATGAAATGTTCCGAAAAATATTCTATTCAGATTTAGATGTAGGATCAATCGAACAGCTATTTAGAACTCAAGATTGGTCTAAGTATTCTGGCACTCTTTGTAAGATTATTATTCAGAACAAAACAAATCCATATTGGTTTGATCTATTCTGTGAACAACTAGAAAAAGTAGGCCCGCTTGATATTCAGATTGTTGAAGATCACCTCAATATGGATACCAGCAATGATTTTGAGATTATTTCCGAAGCGGAATCAACACTAGATATATTTAAAAAACATATTGAACAAATTGATTCTTCTATCGTAAATACAAAGAAACTTGAGTCAGTGATTACTAATCTATATAATAAGGCTATTTCTATGGGTGTAGAGTGATTTACTTTAAAACTATTCGATGGCGCAATTTTCTATCAACAGGTAATCAGTTTACAGAAATTGACTTAAGCAAGCCTGGTACTACACTTATAGTAGGTTCTAATGGTTCTGGTAAGTCAACTATGCTGTGTTCTATTACCTATGCTCTTTTCGGTAAACCATTCCGAAATATCAATAAACCACAACTTATGAATACAATTATTAAAAAAGATCTTCTGGTAGAGATTGAGTTTTCCATCGGTAGAAACTCATATATGATTCGACGTGGTATGAAGCCAAATATCTTTGAAGTATATTGTAATGATTCTCTATTAAATCAATCGGCAGACGTTCGTGATTATCAAGATATTCTAGAAAAGCAAATCCTTAAGTTAAACTATAAAACATTTTGTCAAGTAGATATTCTTGGGTCGGCATCATTTGTGCCATTTATGCAACTACCTACCGGTCAACGTCGTGCTGTCATTGAAGATCTACTTGATCTACAAGTATTCACAACTATGAATACTTTACTCAAGGAAGATTTACAAAAGAATAGTGCTGAGTTGATCGAAAATGAATATGAAAAAAAACTAATTGAACAAAAGATCAAGCTGGTTAATGCCCATATCAAAGAACTAAAAACCAAAAGTACTGTTTTCATTGATGAAAAGAAAGCAACTATTCTTGATTTTAAAACCAGAATTAATATTGAAGAACAAAAACTGAATTCTGCTCAACTTCAATATGATATTATCTATGATAGACAAAACAAAATTGATATTAAAGCAATCAATAAAAATATCGAAACATATAAGCAGCTTAAATATGATCTTAATGCTAAGAAAAATCTACTTTACAATGAAATTACGTTCTTTACAGATCATGAAAACTGCCCAACTTGCAAACAAGGTATTGACACTAAGCTATCTTGTGAGAGAATAGAAATCAATAATGGAAAGATTACCGAACTAGACTCTGGTCTAGAAAAACTTTCAAAATTAGAAACAAAGTTAAAAACAAAACTTGTTATCTATAATGAAGGAAATTCTGAGATTGATTTGATACGTGAAGAAAAGACTCAATTTAAACATGTTATTTCTCAACTTCAATGGAAGATTGATTCACTGAATGATGAAATAGACAATGCTAAAAATGATATAAACACTGAAACAGAACTAAAGATTTCTGATTTAGAAAAAGAACTATCTATTGCTGCCGGTAAATATAATGAACTTTATGAGGAGAAACAAGTTCTTGCATTTGCCTCATCAATACTTAAAGATGGTGGTATTAAGACTAAAATAATAAATCAGTATATACCTATCATTAATAAACTGATTAATAAGTATCTATCAATCATGGATTTCTTTGTGGATTTCCAACTTGATAGCCAGTTTGAGGAAACCATTAAGTCTAGATTTAGAGATGAGTTTAGTTATTCTTCTTTTTCTGAAGGAGAAAAGCAGAGGATTGATCTTTCTCTACTCTTTACATGGAGAGCAGTAGCTAAATTGAGAAACTCAATGACTACAAATCTACTTATTCTAGACGAGATCATGGACTCATCCTTAGATTCTAACTCAACCGAAATGCTCATGCAGATTCTAAACATAATCGGTGCTGAATGCTCTCTATTTGTAATCTCTCACAAGGAACATCTTAATGAAAAGTTCTCAAATATAATTCGCTTTGTGAAACACAAAAACTTCAGCAGGATTGAAGGACAATATTAAAGAAATAATATAACTAAAGAACTAAAAAAGAACTTGATGAGCACTTTGTCAATCATAAGAAGTGAATGAATTAATGTATATATTAAATTATAAAGATCCTATTCTTAAAGAAGTAAGTCAAAACTTTAATTTTAGCAATCCACCTGTAGATCCTACAGAGTTCTCTCAAGAGCTGGTTAAGATAATGTATGATCATAATGGTCTATGTCTTACCGCTATTCAAGTTGGCTTACCATGGAAAGTCTTTGCTATGCGTGGTCATCCACAAAATTTTGTTTGTTTTAATCCTAGAGTAGTGCAAGTCTCTACACAACAAATAAGACTTGAAGAAAAGTCATTGACATATCCTGATTTATGTGTTAAAATAAAAAGACCACAACACTGTAGAGTGCGTTTTGCAACTCCTAATGGTGAAGTAAGAACCGAAACTTTTACAGGAATAACAGCACGTGTATTTTTACAATCCATGGACTTTCTTAATGGTAAGTTATTTTATTCAACTGCTAATCCTGTTCACCGTGAACAAGCTCTAAGGAAATGGAATAGATAAGTGAATATCTTTTATCTCAGTCATGATGCTACTCAAGCCGCACAATGGATGGTTGATAAACATGTAGTAAAAATGATTTTGGAATCAGCGCAATTGCTATCTACTGCACATCGGATTATTGATGGTAATGAAGTACCCGGTAAATCCAAAACAGGACGTAATGTAAAGCGTTGGCATCTAGATGATGCTCGTGATCCAGTTATATATACTGCTACCCATGTAAATCATCCAAGTGCTGTTTGGTGTCGTCAATCAATCATGAACTATAACTGGTTGGTCGATCATTTTCATGCACTTGGCAAAGAATATACATATCGTTATGGTAAGACTCATAAATGCTTTCAAAATGATCTAGCATATATGCTATCTTCTCCCCCAAATAATCTTAAAAACTATGAATGGACTAAGATGCCTTCAGCAATGGCTGATGAGTACAAAATCAGTGATAATCCCTTGACAAATTACCGCCATTATTATAAAGTAGGTAAGTCACGGATGCACTCGTGGAAAAATCGTCAACCACCAGAATGGATTATGTAATATGAACTTTTTACTTTCAACTGATGAAAATATGACTCTAACTAATATTCAAAATATTGACCACCAGTGTGAAAATTATCTTGCAACAAATGGTAAAGGATTCTAAGCATGCTTAGTGATAAGGAAAAGAGAAAAAAAACTGGTGAACTTGGTGAAAAACTTGTAGCACGATACTATCGCTTTCTTGGTTTATCAGTTGAAGAATCATCAGATGATATGGATAGCAAAAAAGATATGCTAGTGAATAATAAAACTTGTGAAGTAAAAGCACAACAAGCATGGCATGTGAAAAACTCTTTTTCTGTCAAACCAGATCAACTAAAAAAATGCAATGATGTTGATATTCTAATCTTTGTGGAAACTCCTTCTAGATTCAACAATAATACAGTTCGACTATATAAAATGCCAAAAGATAAGCGAAAAGTCACAACAGGCATAACAGACGATGATCGAACAATGAAATTATTCTCTAAGAATAATGCAATTCTATTACAAACTATTACTAATAAAGATATAGTAGACGAATTTAAACTATATTCATCTTCAAAATGGAAATAAAGATGGACATTAGAGACACCTCTAAGGATTATGATGATCTAGTTGGTTTTAAAGCCAAAGAAAATATTATTGTAAATTTATCTGAGTTTCTTGGTGAACAAATCGAAGATAAACCAAATATCAAACCAAAATTACTTAATAAAGATTTCCCAGAGGATTGGCAGAATCTTTATGTAAATTTTAGATCAGAAAAAGATTATATTGACTTCATGAAAGTAATCGATAGAAATCCTGATCCTAAAACTTCGGATATTACTTTCACAAAAGAAAAGCAAAACGGTCTTCTTGATTTTATGGAATCTTAAATATGTTAGTAGCACATACGATTGAAGATCTTCAGAATGAATGGCGTAATCCATACCTTCAGTGGTATGCAGCAGGTATGCCAGTATTTAATACCCACGATATTTCTCCCCATAAGCAACTTAAACTTAAGTTTAATACAATAGAAGATCGTGAAGCATTTGCAAAACTTACAGGATATTCCTTGACAGAAAAAACAAATGTGATATGGTATCCAGACAAGGGTAGAGAGAAAAATATTATGAATAAGATTATTGAAGATGAATGATGTGTTTACTACAAGGTTTCCAATCTATATTATCTCAAAAGGTCGATGGGACTCTAGATATACTCCCAAGGCTCTAGAACGCATGGGTATTCCATATTATATTACAGTGGAACCTCAAGAGTATGAAAAATATGCTGCTGTTATTGATCCTAAAAAGATTTTAACTTTACCATTTTCAAATCATGGTAAAGGTTCAGGACCAGCCCGTAATTGGTGTTGGGAACATTCACAGGCTAATGGTTTCAAGCGTCATTGGCTTCTAGATGATAATATTTTTGAGTTCTGGCGATTCCATAATAACAAGCGATATAGAATTGAGCGTGGTTCCGCTTGTTTTAGGTCAGTAGAGGATTTTGTTGATCGCTTTGAAAATGTAGCACTAGCAGGACTTCAATATAAGTTCTTCTGTGTAGATGATTATCCATACCCTCCTTATATTCTAAATACTCGTATCATGTCTTGTTTTCTCATTGACAATAATTGCCCACATAAGTGGCGTGGTCGATATAATGAGGACGTAGATCTTTCCATTCGAGTACTTAAGGAAGGTTTATGCACAATGCTTTTCTACTCA